TCTGATTACTGAACGTATTCCTGTTCCTGATCTTCGCCGCCAAGACACCAAAAACCGCCAGAATTCTACAGATGATCTTGGTGACTATGTAAAACTCAAATTTCAGGCAGAAATTGCTGAACTCTTTACGCACTCTAATAACCTCTACAAGCGAATGTTAGAGGCGGGTGTGGCAAAAGAGTGCGCTCGCTTTGTACTGCCCTTAGCGACGCCCACAAGGATCTATATGACGGGATCTTGCCGTTCGTGGATTCACTACATCAATCTTCGTTCTGCCAATGGGACTCAGAAAGAGCATATGGACATTGCAAATGCTTGTAAGAGAGTTTTTATCTGCACATTTCCGACTGTTGCAGAAGCACTTGAATGGAAGTGTCCTACTGGTGATTGCAAATGTGAAGAGATTCAAGCACTTCAACCATCAATCAGAATCGATTAAGCAATCTAAATAAATTATCTTGAAATTATAACAATGCCAACGTACCCCGTAGTGAATACAAAAACTGGTGAACAGAAAGAAGTGGAAATGAGTATCCACGCCTGGGACCAGTGGAAAATGGATAATCCAGACTGGACCCGTGACTGGTCTGATCCTTCAACTTGCCCATCTCCTGGTGAGGTTGGTGAATGGAAGGATAAACTTGTCGCAAAGCATCCTGGATGGAATGATATCCTTGCAAAATCTAGCAAGGCACCTGGTTCAAGAGTAAAGAAGATCTAGTATGGCAAGAAGAAAAAGAGGCAACAGCGATCAACCAATCGGAGTTGGTCTGACGGCAAAGCAAGCAAAAAGAAAAAAACCATTAAGTTCTGAATACTTAATTGATATTGATCCTCTCACAGAAAATCAAAGAAAACTTTTCAATTCTTACAATGATGGTAAACACATCGTTGCTTATGGATGTGCTGGAACAGGTAAGACCTTCATTACTCTTTATAATGCTCTTCAAGATGTTTTAGATGAATCAACTCCATATGAGAGAATCTATCTTGTTCGTTCTCTTGTAGCAACTCGTGAGATTGGTTTTCTTCCTGGTTCGCATGAGGATAAGGCAGATATTTACCAGATTCCTTATAAGAATATGGTGAAGTATATGTTCCAGATGCCCTCTGATGCTGACTTTGAAATGCTTTACGGTAATCTAAAGTCGCAAGAAACCATCAAGTTTTGGTCAACATCTTTTCTTCGTGGAACAACTCTTGATAATTCTATTATTATTGTTGACGAATTTCAAAATCTGAATTTTCACGAACTTGATTCTATCATTACTCGTGTGGGTGAAAATACCAAGATTTGTTTCTGCGGTGATGCTTCTCAATCAGATTTGCAGAAAACAAACGAACGTAATGGTATTGTAGACTTTATGACAGTCTTGCGTAAAATGAATTCTTTTGATATAATTGAATTTGGTGTAGACGATATTGTTCGTTCTGGACTTGTTAAAGAATACATCATTGCGAAAATGGAAGCAGGTTTTTAATGTTTAATCATATTGATATTGAACTCCCTCAGTTGGAGCGTGAAACCATTGATGGTGTAAGATATTATTCAGTTCCAGATGAAGAAGAACTTCTCCGACTGGTCTCCATCACTTCGGTGACCAGTCATTTTAATAAAGAAATCTTTGTTAAATGGCGTAAAAAAGTTGGAGAAGAGGAAGCAGAGCGTATTACAAAAGCGGCAACAAGTCGTGGAACTGATATGCACTCTCTTGTAGAGAACTATCTGTACAATCGTGATCTTCCTTCTGTTCAACCTCTGTCAGATTTTTTGTTCAAGATTGCGAAATCAGAACTTAATCGTATAAATAATATTTACGCCCTTGAAGGGTCCCTATATAGTAAGCAACTGGGTATTGCTGGGACTGTTGATTGTATTGCCGAATACGACGGCGAGTTAGCGATAATCGACTTTAAAACTTCTAAAAAACCAAAACCACGTGAGTGGATCGAACATTATTTTGTTCAGTGTATGGCATATGGATGTATGCTATACGAACTAACTGGTATTTCAGTTAAAAAACTTGTAATCATTATGGCTTGTGAAAATGGAGAATGCATCGTCTATGAAGAGTATGACAAATCAAAATACATCAAACTCCTCAGCAAATACATTAGAAAGTTTGTTAGAGATAAACTGGAGCTCTATGGAACCGAATAAAGAATTAGAACAAGCAATAGAGAATAAGTTTTTAACTCCTTCTAAGTTTGCTCTTGAGATTGAAAAGATTGTTGCCGAAGAAAACTTCAACTACATTGATGCAATCTGCCATTATTGTGAATTGAATAGTCTTGAGGTAGAATCAGTTACGAAACTTATTTCAAAACCGTTAAAGGAAAAATTAAAGTGGGATGCAACTCGTCTCAACTTTATGAAAAGAACTTCAAGAGCAAAATTGCCTTTATGATTGTGACTCCTTTTGAAACTTATCAACATTATTTGTCACTCAAAAATCATTTTACAAATCCAAAATACGACTTCTTTAAATACGGTGCAAAGACTCGTGCCAGCATCGCCTCCTTTAATAAAAGGACCGATAAATACTGGTTTGAAAAGACAAGTCGCAAGTATTCTGATAAAGAAGTCTTAAATTTTTTAGTATCAAACTTTGTAGCAGCAGATTCTCCTAGCAACTTATGGATTGGCGAAATTATCAATTCTGGAGAAAGAACATACGCAGATTCGTCAAGGCGCTAACAGAGTTTGACCTACTGGTTCAAAGAGCAAAGCAGCGAATTGTTCTTGGAAACAAAATTAGAGGATGCCTTGAACTGTTCCAAAGGTCATCCACCCGTTCTAAAAAAATTCCTGAGCGGGAAGATTTCTATTGAAACTCTAATCATCTATGATAAAATATTCCTGTTCGGGAAGAAGTTTGATGAGAAACTTTTAGATCCAGTATGGGAAACCGTTAGTTTAAAAATCAAAAAGTATTCTCCATTCATAAATACAAACATATTTCAGTTTAAAAAGATTTTACGGGAAGTTATAAATGAGTAACTTTTTTGACTCTGATATTATTCAAGATGAATTGAAAGAAATCAATAAGTTACAAGAGGAGATATACGGAAGTATTCTCACTTTTGGTATGATGACTCGTGAAAGTAAACTGGAACATATTGAAAAACTGGAACTCTTGCTTGAGAAGCAAAGAGTGATGTACACAAGGTTATCTCTTTCAGACGACCCAGAAGCGGTTGAAATGAAAGAGAATCTACGCAAGTCAGTTGCTCTGATGGGATTCCCACCAGAAACTGATATGAATTTATTATTCGGTAGTATGAATAAAACAATTGAATCTCTCAAGAAATACATTGACCGTTGAGAGCATCTTTGCTATAATATCCGAGTAATCCCCCGAATCCAAACTATCCGAGGTATCCAAATGGGTTTTTCTGACCTTAAAAAACAATCAAAACTTGGTTCTTTGACTGCGAAACTAGTCAAAGAAGTTGAAAAAATGAATAACTCCGAAAGTTCTAGTGATGAACGCTTTTGGAAGTTGAGTGTAGATAAGTCAAACAATGGTTATGCCGTGATTCGGTTCCTTCCTGCTCCTGATGGGGAAGATCTGCCGTTTGTTAAAGTTTATAGTCATGCATTTCAAGGTCCTGGTGGTTGGTTGATTGACCAGTGCCTGACCACTGTGAATCAAAAGTGCCCTGTGTGTGAGCACAACTCTGGTCTCTGGAATAATGGCACTGATGCTGGTAAAGAAGTTGCACGTAAGCAAAAGCGTAAACTGACTTACATCAGCAATGTTTATGTTGTCAAAGATCCCTCCAATCCTGAAAACGAAGGTAAAGTCTTCCTCTTCAAGTATGGTAAGAAAATCTTTGATAAGATTATGGAAGCAATGCAACCTGAATATGAAGATGAAACTCCGATCAATGCATTTGATTTCTGGCAGGGTGCAAACTTCAAACTGAAAGCAAAGAGTGTTGCTGGTTATCGTAACTATGATTCCAGTGAATTTGCTTCCGTTTCTCCTCTGCTGGATGATGATGATGCTATGGAAGCAATCTGGAAGAAGCAGTATTCGCTTGCTGAATTTGTTGCTGCTGATCAGTTCAAGACTTATGAAGAACTGAAAAGGCGTCTTGATTCAGTTCTTGGTTCTAAGTCTTCTGTGCGTCTTGATTCTGAAGAAGGTGAAGAAGAAGAGTATTCTCGTGGTCCTGTGAAGGAACTGACTGAGGA